CCCTCACTGACAATCTGAATCAACTGCTTGAGGTGTTCATCAAGCTTCTTGTTTAAACTTTCAAGCAGAGGATTCATCATTCACCTTTCGGTTGGTTCTTCGAGTTAATAAGCATTTGAAGAAGTTGTTGTTTAGCCTGTAAATCCTGAGTCTGTTGGTTGTGAGCCAATGATTGCTGGTGGGATTGTTCAGCCTGTCTTAATTCAGCTTGGTGTCTCATAGCTTCCATGGCAATTTCCTGTTGCTGGCGCTGTGCGGCCATGGCAGGGTCTTCGCCTTGTTTGGATGCCATATCTTGAGCCTTAAGTTGCAGTTCTGCCTGCTTGATGGCAAGCTCTCCCTGAACCTTTTGGGCTTTAGTTTGAGCATCTTGTTGTTTGATCTGAAGCTCTGCCTGTTGCATCTGCATGACGGGGTCTTGCATCTGCTGTTGGGCTTGTTGTTGGGCCGCTTGGTTCTTATTAATTTGAAGCAACTGAGCCGCCGCTTGTGCAACAAGCTTGGACAATTGAACTTCGACATCCTCAGACATTTCAATGTTTGGCTTCGGAAGAGTCGCTCCAAGGCGTTGTTCAATCTTGGAACGGTACTGGAACGCAATGTGTTCAGCTACGTGAGCCATGATTGCGGCCTGCATTTGTTGAGCCATGGGGTTTTGCCCCATCTGGCCCATGACAGAGGGATCCTGCATCATGGATGTATGTACAGCTATGTGTGCATCGTGATCCTGATAGATAAAAGCCTTGGTAGGCTTACCTGTAAGGAATGCCATGTTCTCGGAGATGGGATCTCTGGGTGTCATGTCATCATCAATAGGAACTAACTTGTCTGCGTTCTTGATACCTAGAACCTCAATCATCTGGCGGTGCAGGACGGGTAGGTTATAGATCTGAGGAGCACCCTGAGCTAACTGGATCACAGCTTGATACTGCATAATCCTTTGGGCCATCGTGGCTGAATTCGGGTCGGAGACCGGAATGACATCCACCATGTCGTAGTCGGAGCGTTTAGCCTGTGGCGTTCCTGCAACAGGTGTGTACTCATAAGACTCTGGGGAGTAGTCCCTGATGATTGACTTAAGGAGTTTAAACTCTTGTTTCATTGAATAATGAACACGAGCCTGAACCGCAGACATTGTCTTGAGTTGTCTCTCAAGCAGGGCCAGAGTTGTACCTACAGGGGCGTTGGCAGACATATCGCTGATGTTCATATCTGCGATTGATCCAAGTCTCCGACCTTCGTCTGTGATCTGGTTTAAAAGAGCCAAGAGAACCTGAGAGGGTTCTTTGTATGGCAGGGCCATGATGTTCTCTTTGACTGACCCACTTGGTACATCCACATCCCTAAACTCACCGGGATTGATTGGGGTGTCGTCGTCTTTGATCCTCAGACCACGAGTCTTTAATCCACCGGGCAGATTGGACAGAGTACCTGCGTCTACCAACTGACGGATTAAAGATGTGCCTGCACGGGCGTATCCACCAATCAGGTGAATCAAACCTAGGCCATAAGCACCAAATCCCGGTACGTAGGTGTACTGGACAAAATGCTGGCGCTTTAAACGGTGCTCATCATCCTCATCCCAGTTACGACGGACAGCCAAGATCTTGCTTGTACCGCGCTCTAAGGTAACGACGTAGGGAAGAGCAATCCCGTCTTCATCTTCATAACCCGGGAGGTCGTAGTCTACGTGGATCTCATAGATCTGGTAGCGGTCATCATCTGAGAGGTTGTAGCCTTGGTCTTCTGCCTTCTTCTTCTCTACGTCAGTGTAGAACTGTAGAGGATCGCCAAGATCCTCATCTATATAGAATCCCGACACTTGAAGCTTACGGATGTCGTTCTTGGTCTTACGCATGATGTGAGTCACACGCTCGGAGGTCATGGCACTGGAAGAACCATAAGGGATGATCACATCTTCTGCTGGGATAAAGATGGATGCCTGACGGCCCATAGAGGGATCGTAGTAAACCTTCTTGAAGGCCGCTCCGGCCAGACCTAAGGAGTACAGCATTCTTTCATGCTCAGGGCGGTATTCGGGCATACCTTCCGTGAGCTTGTAGTTCATGTCATCTTTGACACGCTCTGCCGCTTCCTCTTTAAGCTTGTCAATTGCGCCGATAATTTCTGTTTTGACCGGCCCTTGCGCTGGAAAAGTTTCAATAATAGTCTCACTTTGGAACCTAACTGCCGCTTCGGTGAGTACGGTGGAAAAGACACCACAAGCACCGAGCCAAGGTTCCGTTCTCTCTTCATACTTCATTCCCAAAACATCTAGGCCTTTGACATACATATCAACCCAGTCTTTACGGGAGTTGATGTCTGAGTCCACCATTTCAATTAAATCACTGGCAATTTTCTCTAGTTCTCCTGCGTCCATGTACTCGGCAAGGTTGTCGCCAAAACCTTCTTCTTCATCTGGCATGAGATCAATTTCTGTACCGTCCATGTTTAAACGCACACCATCAGGGTTTTCTATTTCAATCTCAAGGACTGGTGTGTCGTCAAGCGCTAGGTCGTTTAAACCCATGGGTGCTTGGCTCAATGATTGTTCAATACTCATAATGTTCCTTAAATAAGTTTCCAACTGCCGCGAGAATACTCATCCGGCATCTTAATAGAGCCACCTTTGGCTTTGCGAATTTCATTTCCCCATTTGGATTCTTCAGCCCTGCGCTTACTTTCCAATAATTCTTGCTCACCTTCGCCAGCGCCTTTTGCGTACAACAATGCTTGCAGAGGTGGCGGCAACAAACCGGTTGCAGTTTCCCCAACTTCTTCCCTAGCTTTTTTATACTCACCAGCATTGGCGGATCCAACTGCGCTAAGTAGACCAGCACCAACCCCAAGAACACCAAGTTTTGTTCCGGTGTTTAAACGTGCAGGTTTTGGGTGAACTTCAGTTATTTCATTTCCAAAATGAATATTACGGCCACTAGACCCAATTGGGCTTTCACTTCCGTATATCTCAACAGGATTCATTCCTACCTTTGGCTTTGTTGTATACGGAGCTTCTATTAACGTAGTGCCAGCTTTTTTTGGCCCATAGTCTTCTGTTAATTGCAAAGCAACTTCTCCAGTTGGCTTTCCATTTTCCATAACCGGAACAAATTTAGTTGCCATTTCAGTATTTTGATACAAGCCAGCAACACTGTTTACAGCCTTAGGATCCATGTAAATAGTTTTTCCCGAACGCTGTTGAATACCTGTTGACTTGTCGGTGTGGTTTGCTCCGCTTCTATTTCTTGTAGAAGTTGTGTCGTTATGGTGGGCATAAGTAGAGCCACGGCTAGTTTTAAAAACAGATTCAATATCATCTGTGCCACTTGGCAAATTAAATAACGGTTCGTAACTCATAATGTTCCTTAGTAATAGCTTACTTTTCTGCGGTAGTTGATAGGCTCATCTTCTTCATCTGAGTCGATGGAGATAAAGCCCCCGAGTCGAAACCGCATCAAGGCTTGACTGCTTGAGTCCACAAGGTCATCGTGATCCCCATTTGGGAAGGAAGCCATCTCATCCATGACTTCTTCTGCCCATCGGGTATCAGGACACCAGACCATGCCGGACTCAAACAAAGCAGAGATTGCGTTTACACGCGATATCTTATCGTTTCCTTTACCCGGCGTATACTCTGCAATAGGAATTCCCATCTTGCGCATCTCATAGATCAAAGGAGCGCCAGCCGCTCTCTTCTCAATGATCAACGTGTCTGGTTCAAACTCCTTGTATAGATCTAAAGCTCTGCGTTTAAGTTCAGGGAACTCCATACGCTCTTTCATTGCGTCCAGAAGGATGATGTTTGGCTTTAGATCACCAGATTTATTGGGGTGTTGGAAGACACCCCATGTTGTGCAGGCTGAATAGTCCGCTCGGTTGTTCTTTTCAAAGGCAGTGTCCCAAGATTGGATGATGTATTCACAGTTTGGAGGACGTTTCTCCTCCCAAATCATCCAATGTTCCCGTTTAACAATCGCGCCTTCTTCAGATGTGGGGTTTTGTTGGTACTGCGCTTCCCATTTAGAGACTGGAAGCTCCGATTTCAGGGCTTCTAGGGCTTCTTTTGACCAGAATCCGGGCCATAAAGGGTTTCCATTGGGCATAATCGCCGGAAAATCGATGATTTCCCACTGATCTACGCCATCTTTGCCTGAATTCTTGAGGATTTGGCCTGTCAAATCCCTCTTAGACCACCGAGTCATCACAATAATGATGGATCCACCCGGCTGGAGACGTTGTCTAGGCCCAGATGTGTACCATTCATACACATTATCAAATACTGCGGGGTTACCTTGCTTGGCTTCTTGCTCTGAATGGGGGTCGTCAATGATTAAGAGATCAGCGCCTTTACCTGTAACAGCGCCGCCAACACCGATAGCAAAGTAATCGCCACCCACGTTAGTGTTCCAGCGACCTGCGGCCTTTGAATCGCTCGACAGCTTAGTCTGAAACACCTTTTGATACTGTTCTGAAGAGACAAGATTCCTAACCTTCCTTCCAAAGCCGGTGGCAAGCTCGGCAGTATGCGCAGTCTGAATAATCTTCTTCTCAGGATACTTCCCCAAGAACCACGCAGGCAAAAGAAAAGAAGCAAACTCAGACTTGGTATGCCTAGGAGGCATATTAACGATAAGACGCTTAAGCTCACCACGAGCCACTCTCTCAAAAGCATCTGCCATCACCTTGTGATGCGCTCCAGAGATAAAGATAGGCCACATCTGGGTTACAAAATAAAGAAAGGACTCCTTACTGCGTTCGACTTTATCCATCTCAAGCAAGACTTGGATCTTTGCCCTGTTGTCTGGAGAAGCCTTAGGAACCATCTCTAAGTACTTCTGGATCTCTGCGTGGGTAAGGAGACTCATAGAGATGCCACAGCCTTGACAGAGTTATCGACTAACTTAATTGAATGAAACTTATAAGGACGGACGGTTAGGTGACCGTCTTCCTTCAGTCTATGGACAATCCTGTGGACATTTGATTTAGAACTCAATCCAATCCCCTTGGCAATAACTTCATAAGACGGCGGTACACCATGCAACCTAATGTATGCACGGATGAAATCTAAAACTAACTGCCTACGCTTGCTCATTCATTTCCCGGTTCTCCCGGATTCCCTCCCCCCTTTAAGGGGAGGGATATCCGGGAACACATATGAGGGCACACTGCCCAGATCAGTGACTAACAGTCCGGTTGGGTTGTCATCCACAATGTGCCTTCATATAAGTTCTAAGCTCCTTCAATCCACCTACACGGACATCATCAATAAAAACCTGAGGCACTTCCTCAGAATGGTTGTACTTAAGCCACAACCTAGCATCATTGTCCTGCGTGATGTCATATTCCAAGAACTCAAGGTTGTTAGACTTAAGCAAGTTCTCTGCGTTTAAACAGTCTTCACAACCGGGCTTCGTGTAAACAGTGATGTCCATGATGATCTCCTTGATCTAAGTTTAAACGCATATGCGAACGTTCGCAAGGGGTAAATTAAAAATATATATAGGGGTGGGGGTGGACGATTTGGAAATGAAGGGGGGGTGTTTCTTATTTGGAAGGTAAATGTTTGTGTGGATTCGAGCGTAATAGGCGGAGGGGTGTCGCATCGCACCAAGTGGGGGTCGGGGGGCGGTGGGGTCTGCCTAACCTACGTTTACACGCACCTCATGCACCGGTGCATCTGGCTCTGGAGTACTGTTTAAACGGGTCATGCTCTTGGCCTCTACATCTAGCACTGATGCCTTGCCTTGCTCCATCAGCTTCATATGACCTGACAGTTCTCTCTTCAATTGGTCTGCGGTGATGACTGCTTTGTCTGTCACCTCTGTAGGTGTAAACAGGCCACAGGCCTTGCCCATCAGTTCTAAGGCTCTGATACGTGACTGCTCAGATTGAGCGTCCTTGCTTAGTGCCAACAGTCCCTTCAACACATACCTCTTACTCGCTGAGATGTCCTCACTCAGGTGCTCTATGGTTTCCTCCCATGCATCCTTCAGAGCGTGTTTGATCCTTGGGTCATGCATCAGCTTGTTGGCTGATGCGCTTATGCTTGCATCACTCCCAGTGTCGTTGGCGTATGCATCCCTATAGGCCTGTCTCAGGCTTTTCCCTCTGATAACACCCTGAGTGAACATCACCTGTCTAGGACTTAGTGTCTTGGGTCTTGGTGTACCTGATCCTTTAGGTACTCCATCCTTCCTTAGCTTAGGACTCTCTGCGGCATGGGCTAACTGTTCCGCTTCGCTCATCTCTGCGAGGCCGTCATCACCCTCCCAATCCCCATCATGTTGCAGTGCAACATCCAGTTCAGCCCTGTACTCATTCACGTTAGCCTTGCCCATGTTTAAACACCCCCGAATGTTAGTAGCCACAAACTAAACCATACACTCATGTATGGACACACACTGTTCCCATTATACAGTTATCCACAGGTTATTCAAGCCTGTGGATAAGTCCAAAAGTTATCCACAGGTTATTCATTTTGGTGCAGTTAGGGTTTACCCACGTTATTCACAGCAGTCGGAAAGTTATCCACACAAAATGTGGACAAAACAGGGGTAGTTATCCACAAAATCAGGGTAAACCCTATGGCCTCTAGAATCGATTTTAAGACCCCTACAAGCGTCCGTTTTGGTTTTAAGCACCCCTACCCTACCCCAACCCGTTTTAAACGATCCTGAGCCGTTCTGAGCGTTTTTTAATACTTTTCAACCGAGTATTACTTTGACCTCAAAGTGAGTACTTATCACTACTTAGGGTTTGTCCCTATGAAAATACTTGTAGACACTTGTCAACCAATACCATTACACTAGCGTTGAACCATCTGTAAGCACTAGTGTTTACACGTTACAGGATTACCGCTTTGATCCACTGACCCGTGAGGGCAAAGAACAGTGAGTAGTGCAGATCCTCCAACCTAGTAGGTGATCGGACTTACTAGGGCTAAGAGTTTAGCCTGTAGCCCACAGGGTTACGGGGTGCGCTTTTGCACTCTATATAGAAAGCTTCTATGCAGAAATTAATCAACGCCTACAAGGCCAACCCCACGTTGGAAAATGCCAAGCGAGTCTTTATGTATGAATGGCAACATACCTTTGCTTCCATCTTACTCAGTCTTGATGATCAAGCACTGCTTCAGCAAATCATTGCCCGTCACAACAAGGGAGAGTGAACATGTTTACATGGAACTACCGCATTGTTAACACCAAGTCAGAAAATGGCGGTGCTGATTGGTATTGCTTACAAGAGGTTTGCTACAACAAAAAAGGCAAGCCCACAGGCTACGGCTCGGCCTGTACAGGCTCTGAGGACATGGAGTCTTTGCAACAAGTTTTCAACATGATGAATGAGGCAATGAAATTGCCTCCATTACAAGAGGAGGATTTCAAATGACCTACACCGCACAAATTGACCGCCACGGCAACATCATTGTTTGCAAGGGTGAAGTGGAACGCTCAGGCTATCAGATCTTTTGTTGGGGCACGTATAACGATTGCCTTAACCGCAAGGTCAACCGCCCCTCTGAGCAACCCGCCCGTTGGCATACACGTTCCAACGGCCAACCCCTCGACACCGAGGAATGAACTGTCAGCGTGATGCACCTTGCAAGGGTGCATTGCAGTGCTAGTTCGCACTACCTTAGAAAGGACATCATGAGAGCAAAAATACTTGTGACTTGGCGGGACAACCGCAAGCATTTTGGGTTTAAGTTGCCGACTGTACGCAACGATTTTTGCGAGGTGACTCGCACCATCACCCTAGAGGCTGACCCCTCGGGTGTTTATGAGGATGGTCAGTGGGGTTACATCACGGCCAACGGCAACAAGGTAAGGGTGTATCACTCTGATTTTGATGTCAAGCCCGAGGATGCCACTTGGCAAATTTGGAGTTAAGTTTTGACTGTAATGCCCCCTTGCACGGGGGTATTGCAGTAGGAATTTCCCTACTGTTTTGGAGATCAACCATGACCCTTCCCATCATTCATGCCAATCGTGAGGCGTGGCAACATGCTTGCGTAGATGAACTACGTAGTTTCTTTTCCTCCCGTGGCTATACGCTACCCGCTGAAATTCGGGTAGCTTGCGGCTACCCTACCAATGCAAAACGCTCAGGCTTCAAGGTGCTTGGCGAGTGCATTCCCAATACCAATTCTGCTGATGGTCATTGGGAAATTTACATTTCCCCGATTCTCTCTGACCCCTCTAAGGTGACCGAGACATTGGTTGCCCAGTTGTGCCGCACGGCCAAGGGTGCTTATGCGGTGACCAATGTGGCTTACGCCAAGGTTGCCGAGGCCTTGCACATTCTGCCTGATGGCTTGGTGTCCAACCCCTACAAAGAGGTGACTCATGGCTCTGCCTTTGACATGGCCTATCAGGACATCATCGATTCACTGGGTGTCTACCCTCACGGTAAGGTTGACATCTCAATCCATAAAAGCCAAGGCACTCGCATGTTGCTTGCCAAGTGCCCGACATGCCAATGCAGTATTCGCATGACATCCAAGTGGGTCTACAACGCCCACGGTGATGTTGAACTTCCGACTTGCAGATGCGGTGACACGTTCGCCCTTGCCTAACCCGTTTAAACAGAGAGAATCAAAATGACAAAATCACTTACCCTCAAAGACCGCTTGCTTTCCATCCCCATCGGCAAGATTGTTGGTGCAACAACCGCACACGGTGCACCGTCCAACCTCAGCACCAAGATTGACCGTGTCAATTGGCTTGTTGAGCAGATCGACAATGGCAAGCTGACCTTTGACCAAGTGCAGAATGCCACGCCTGTGGTCAATGCACCCCTGACCATTGACACCGCCCGTGTCGATGCCTTAGAGGCCGTTGCCAACCGTGCCCATGGGTACGCCTTGCAAGGTCTTGACGCTACCCGTGCGGTTGAATCAGCGGTGACCCTGATGGTTCAAAAGCTTGCCGCCTCTGAGGTTGCCATTGATCAGATTGCCAAGGCTCAGGCCGCCTCGATGGTTGACGATTCAAAGGTTGCCGCTGATGTCGCCTCTGCCATTGCCAAGGCCTTTGCCCCGTTTAAACAGTCTGTGATTGATGCGGGGGCACAGGGTGCAATTGCCAATGCTACGGTTGCTACGGTGATTGACCGCAAGACCGTGCTTGATGTCTTTGGTGTCGATGTACTTGATACCAGTGGTAAGCAAGTCTACGTGGACATTTGGAATTCCCCCGATGCCCCTCAAATTGATCCCAATTTTGTATGGTCTGAGGCCATCTTGGCATACCTTTTATTGGCTCAGGACAAGGGTGAAAACCTGTGGTTCGGGGGTGAAAAGGGCACAGGCAAAAGTGAGACGGCCAAGCAGTTTGCCGCTAATACTGGACGTTCGTTCACTCGAATTAATTTCCACAAGTACACAACCACTGAGGACTACATCGGCTCGGTTGGCCTTGAGAATGGTGCGACAGTGTTTAAACGTGGTGCTTTCCTGACCGCCTTTACCTCACCCTCAACCGTCATTTTGTTGGATGAAATTTCCAATTGTGATGCGGGTGAACTTGCCCCCCTCAATGGTCTGCTAGAAGTGAACAGTGCAGTCAACATCGGGGGTTCGCCTCAGCGCAGAGCGCAAGGTGTCCTAGTGTTTGCCGCTGACAATACCCTGACCAACGGTGACTCCACAGGCCGCTATACGGGTACTAGACAGATGAATTCCTCATTGGCAGACAGGTTTTCCCATGTCGTCCAGTTTGAATTCCTACCCCGTGACCAAGAGGTTGAGGCCATTGTCCGTCACACTGCTTGCCATCCTAAGTTGGCCTTGCACGTTGTCAATGCAATCAATGCCGCTAGGGCAAAGGTTGACACTGGTGACATCATCGATGCCCCATCGATTCGCTCTGCGCTTGCGTTCATTCGGGGACTGTCCGTCCTCTCCGTGGATCAGGCTTGGCACTCTGCCATTACCGCTCGGCAACCCGCTGAGTCCCGTGCCGCCCTTGATGCTATCAAGGCCGCTTACATCAACAAAAACGACATAGCCACTTGGCTTTAAGGATCATCATGACAAAATCAAAATACTTCGGATGGGAATTCAAACCCGCTCTTACAGCGGCCATCCACAAGATTGCCTCTGACCTCGGCCTCGGCTCGGTCAAGGTGACGTTCCGTGCTGACATTCCTACAGCGGCCATCGACCGCCAAGGTCAGATCTACATCACCAACATTGCAGATGATGCAGTGCTGACCCGTGCAGATCTTGAACGGTTCACAGGCTTCGCCTTGCATGAGTTGTTGCACTGGAAGTACACCAACTTCAACGCCATCGACACTGATCAGGTTAGCTACTTGCTCCAACTGCACAACGCCTTAGAGGATGCGTTCATTGAGAACACCGCTATCCAACGCAAGCTCACAGGCAATGTCGAACACTTGCTCACCGTGCTAATCGATGGCATGGCCGCTCAGGGGTTGGCTGAGGTTAAGGATTGGTCTGACCCCCGTCAGTACCCCTTTGCCCTTGCAGTCTACGCACGTAAACATGGCACTGTAGTTGTGCCATTGGCTAAGGGTTTAAAGCCTATCTTCGATGAAGCTTGTGTGCGTTTAAACAAGTGCCAATCTACCCGTGATACATGGGACTTGGCAGTGTGGTTGTTTGCTCAGTTGTGCAATGAGTTGCCCGTCCAACCTGAGCCGCCCGTGCAACCCCCAACTAATCCTACCAACCCGACTGATGAGCCTAGTGATCAGCCCGATGGCGACAACCCCGATGAGGGCGGTGATGAGGGCGGTGATCAGGATGGCCCTACAAAGGGCGGTAAGCCCCTTACAAGCCCCGTTGATGAGGGTGATGGGGGTGAGGACGTAGGTGATGCCAAGTCGCCTGTAAAGGACGTTAAAGACAAGCCCAATGGCGGCAAGCATAAGACCATCGTTAAGCCCCGTTCGACTGAGCCAACCGCTGATGTTGGCGAGTCCTCTAAGTCAGGCGGCTCAACTGGTGAGTGGTCAATCAAAGAGAACGGTTATCACTTAGGTAACCGCAAGTGGACAGTCACTGTTTAAGGAACAATATGATCCCCGCAAAACTTCGCTTCGAGATCCGCAAGATGTTTGAGAACTCAGGCACTGAGGAATTCAACATCAACCGCAAACAGGGTTCACTCAACGTGAATGCCTTGGCCAACATCGGCCACACTGACCGCCTGTTTAAACGTAGGGCTGAGGTTGCAGGTACTGACTCAGCCGTGACCGTTGTGATCGACTGCTCAGGCTCGATGGACGGTGAGCGTATGCAGAATGCAGTCAACGTCTGCTACGCCTTGCTAACTACCCTCTCACAGGCGGGTGTCGCCACCTCTGTGGTGACGTTCTCAGGTATCGTGTCCATCCTTAAGCCATGGAACATGCCCTATCAAAAGACCAAGCTACTGCTTGAACACCTTGATGCCTCGGGCGGCACAAACGATTATGCCGCTGTCAACTTTGCCCATGGCCTGTTACACCGTAGGACTGAGGCACGTAAGGTCTGCTTCGTATTGACCGATGGCGAGGGTAGCCCCACGGCAACCCGTGACCAGTGCCTGTCAGGCTCACGCCTTGGCATCACGACCATCGGCATCGGCATTCAAGAGAACGTGTCCCATGTCTACCCCAATGCAGTACGGGTTGACAAGCTAGAGGACATGGGCACTGTCGCATTCACCAAGCTTAAGCTTGCCGCCTGAGGGGGGTTACCCCTCACCCTTTAAAAGAAACC